TCGCGGCCGCGCTGCTGCTGTGGCTGGTGGCCCTCCAGGGATGCTCCAGCTGGCAGGCCACAGCCAAGGCCACGTTGACCGTCGCCGAGACCACGATCGACGGTGCGTCCAAGGTGGGCCTCGACTACTACCATCGCCGATGCATGACCGTGGCAGCCAGCTGCCCGGCGGGGACCAACGACAAGACCTGTGCGCCGCTCGGGGAGTGCTGGGGTGCTCGCCGCCTGCTGCAGGCTGTGCTGGACCGCTCGTCGCTGGCTGTCAGTGCGGCCTGGGCTGTGCTCGTGGCAGCCGACGAGACGGGGACGACTCAGCGGCTGGTAGCTGTACAGGCCGCCATCGCCGACTTGGGCAAGCTACTGGCGGGGGTGGTGCCATGACTGGTGCAGAGATCGTCGCCCTCGTGCTCGGGATCGTCGACGGAGGAATGAGGCTCGCCAGTGCACTGATCTCCAAGCTCGACCCCGTCGAGGCCGAGGTGGCCCGGGCCCGGCTCGCTGCCAGCATCCGTGACCGCGCCGACCGCATCGCGGCCGACGAGGCTACCGAGCTTGCGGCGGTGCCCAAGGTGCCCAAGGTGCCCAAGGTGCCCAAGGTGCTCAAATGATCGACTGGAGTCCTACGAGGCCTGGCGAGCATTGCTCGCAGCTACCGCCCGGCTAGGGATGCAGCCGTAGTACCAAATAGATCTAATCTACAATCGGGCCTCGGCTCTTTGCCACATCTTCCAGATATGCCCCCACTTTCTCCAACGTAGGAATATGCGGGCACCCCCCGCTAAAGAACAGCTTGGCCGTGACGAGATTTATGCCAGTGCCAGCTGCTACATCCCCAGCAGTTACGCCGAGTTGTCTGGCACAGCGCAGTAGATACTTGGCTGTTCGTATCCTCGCCTTGGATTCTTCCCCTTGATGCACCATTGGTTCCTACAAGTTCTTGCTGCTATTGACTGGTACGAGTATTGTAGCTGCAGGAGACGAGTCATGGCAAGTGTAGACCTCAAGTGCATTCCTCGCTGGACCTTGGTCCGCAGCGAGGCAGGACCCATCACCCCTGACAATGCGGTCATCGACACGACCAACTACCCGCTCACCAAAATGTTCCACAATCCAGATCGAGCATCGCACATCTCTGTGTATTGGGATGCAGGAACACCGACAGCAGGGGACAGATTGGATCTTGAGCTTCTAGTTGGCGAGGGAGGAGCAACGGGTATTGAAGGGTGGGTTCGAGCAGCCAATGTCAGCAATGTAGAAATTCGAGAAGTTGTAGAGCTCCCTACAATGGGGGCATCAGCGTTGTACATGCGAGTGTCATCTGCGACTGTGGACGTGTTGTCGGCTGACCTCGAAATGTACGCGGCATATGAATAGAGATAGGCATCCAATTCAGAAACAGCCGCATTGATTGGCTTTGATTGGGCACTGACAAAAATGGTAGACGATGATCTTGCCTTCGTGAACAAGGACGTGAGCACCATCGAGGCGCCCACAGTCACTCCGGCTGACGTGTCTCCCCTGGCAGCCGGAGGACACACACAAGGCGTGCAGTTCGAGTTCATTGATCTGAGCACTCCTGCGCTAAGAGCCCCCAAATCCACAGGCACAGCGGCCACGTTGATAGGGCAAGTACAGTACTTGGAGCCACCCGAGGACCCCAATGTGATGTGGGAGGTATATCAACTCTCCTCATTTCTTGGTCCGGTCATCGAAGAGGTCGTGGCCAATGTTTATCAAACAGGACGCAAGCTTGTCCCTGCGCACAATTGGAACAGTGAGGAGTTGGAGCATGAGGTAAAATGCGCTCTTTTGTGCGAGAGGAACGGAGGCGATGTAGGAAAAAATGACATCGCTGCAAAGATTGACGAGTTGAGATGGAGGGCCGATCTAGAGTACGGAACGTTGGATACGTTCTATCGCATGTGTTGTGCAAAGACAGGCTATGACCCTTGCGTGCATGAGACGGGGCAAGATCTGGAGATCACAGGCAATGCATACTGGGAGATTGGTCGCAACAGTCGAGGGCAGATCGCACGTATTCGCAGAGGAATGTCAAAGTCAATTCGTGCGTTGAATGAGTCCACCATGCTCCCATTTCTGGAGCCGGTATCGCATCCAATTCTGGGTGTGAAGATGATAGCTCAATTCGCTGAGTTCAGGCGTTATGTTCAGCTACAGAACGATCAAGTTTTGGCGTTCTTCAAGGAATTCGGCGACCCTCGTGTTATCTCCCGCACCACAGGGAAGGCCTACGTCAGCTATGAAGCCCTGGTCGCGGACGAGGCAAGGAATCGGTCACGCGGGCAGAAGATCATGCCCATGGCAGCCACTGAGATCTTGCATCTCAGGGTTCCATTCGCCGGGTCCAGCGTATACGGGAAGCCATCGTACTCTGGAACCTACCCGGGGCTCCGAGGCGCGCGTGACCTGGATGAGTTCAACCGCCGTCTGGTCGTGGACGAAGAGGTCCCATCCTTGCTTCTAGCCATTGCTGGGCCTCGTATTGGGCAGGACGAGATCAAGGCCATCAAGTCCCAGATCGAGGAGAAGCGAAAGCGACGTGGTGGCATTATCATCGTCAATGCCTATAACAGCTCTGATGTCCCAAACATTGGAGTGAACCCCACGCCTGTAATGAAGACGGAGAAGCTGAAGAGCGAGCAGACTGACGATGCACTGTTCCAGGGCTATGAATCGCGTGTCGAGGACAAGAGCGATACGTCATTTCGTCTCCCGGCTGCGCTTCGCGGGAAGGGCATTGACTCAAAGAAGCTAATCGCTGCTGAGCGCTTTGCTGAGGCGCATGTATTCAACCCAAGACGTTGGGTGTTCGCGCAGCAGACGAGTGATCGGCTCTTGCCAGCCATGGGCATTTATTGCTGGAGAGTGGTGCCAAGAGCAAATCCGCCTCGTGACCCTGAAGCTCTGGCATCCGTGTTGTCCAGGCTTGCGAGCTATGGATTCGTAACGCCCAACGAGGGCCGGCGTGAGATGGAAGAGGCATTGTCCTTCAAGCTACAGAAGCTGAAGGGCCCATGGGCCAACATCCCGCAGAAACTGGTCACGGCGTTGCTACAAACAAAGAACAAGGAGCTTGCCAGCGTCCTCGTAGGAGGGGACTACAGTAACCTTGAACAGCTAGCAAATGGCATCTCCAAGGTGCTTGGGCTCTCTGCTGACCCATCCGAGTCAGGGAGTAGCGGGGGCAGTACAGCTGATACTGGGGGCCGGTTCGGTGAGACTGGTGTAGGCAGAGGCGAGGGCGAGGGCTAGGGCAGAGGGCAGAGGGCAGAGGGCAGAGGGCAGAGGGCAGAGGGTGAAGATTGAGGCGAAGGCAGGGGTTAGAGATAAGATGGCTTTTTTCAAATTCATGATGGAGACAAACTAAAAATGCCAAATGTTGTAGAGAAAGGGGAGCAGATGAGTGCCATCCTCCAACATAGAGCGGCTACTCTGGCAGAGGATGGGATGTTCGAGTGCAAGAGGTGCAGGCGTATCAGAGCTCTGGAGAATGGAATCGTAGTTGCGTTTCAGGGAAACTTCCTATTGGGCCTATGTGTAGAGTGCTTCGAGTCGAGACCCATTGTGATACGAGTGGTGGACAAGAGTTCTGTCGGAAAGGCTGTAGAGGTCCGTATGCTCAGTGATAACGAGACCAGGGCGCTGGAGGGGAGCACTGGCTTGTACATCGCAGCCCCAGCATTGAGTGTGGGGGTCAGGAGCATCAAGGCACCAGAGGCCATCAAGCCCATTGTGAAGACCGTCATCGAGGGCGAAGGGTAGAAGAGGGGAAAGAAGCAATGACGAACGAAACGAAAGCCCCAATGGGTACACTTGATAGCTACGAAAGCCAGTTCTTGAACAGCGCCATCGAGGTACCAGCAAGCATCATGATGTGGATCACCACACGTCCACAAGACGCGGTCAGGCTGAGGAATGGAATCGGAAAGGCTGTGGAAGCATCATTTGAGCATCCTGATACGAAGATGCGTCTCGTGACGCAATCCGAGCTTAAGTTCAGGGGCCAGCTTGCAATGGACATCGTGGAACACATGTACCTGGACTATGAGCTGGTGATCACCCAGATCACAGATGTGCTCCCAGATCTCTTGATTGGGGTGATCCGCGATCATGCCGCAGACCAGCAGGCAGCGTCTGTCCAAACGGACACGAAGGCCAAGATCCAGCCAGGGCGATGGGGCGTCGAGGGCAGTGAGTGTATGGATAATGTTCCATTGTCCGCGATGAACCCAATTAGCACAGCAGCCGCGACATCAATGAACGAGTACGATACAGGCGAAGCTGGACTAGGGCTACGCAAGCAAGACCTGAATGACGCGTTAAGACCACAAGGTCATGATGAGCTCGATGATATAGATCGAGAGCTGGAGTAAGGTGGTTCTCATTCAAACAGCCGTTGGGGGCGACGGAGCGATACGCAAATGTTTGACGATTTGACACTGGAAGCATGGGTCAGGCGACTCGACGAGGACCGCATTCGGTATGACTATGACATGACCACTGTCCTCGAGCTGCATGAAGCACTACATCGCGTGTTTGGGGATGTACCCAACGAGGCCATCATCCCGGGGGAGCAGCGGCTATCGCAGTACCTGTCACAGCGTGGGTTCCCCCACCGCAAGAAGGACGAGCTGTCCAGGGCCGCAGGGACATACATCGAGAACCCACCGCCACCAGATGCGTACGAGTACAGGTACTACACCAACGAATCACTCGTTCTGTTCTCCGGTGCCACGATCTTGATGGCCGATGCTGTCAAGCTCGGTGATGTGTACGTGCACATTGACGAGACGGCCATTCCTGGGATGGCGTCTGCCATTCTGAAGGTGCTCAATCGCAAGCTCCCCCCAGAGCTGAAGTTGAAGGTGGCGCCCAAGAACTGGAAGGCCGACTTTGTACAGATCATGCCATTGCATGACCTGTCGCTCACATCATCGTACGACTCGGTGAAGACACAACTATGGGAGACAGTACGAGCCCAGATTCGAAAGGAGGCCAGCGCAGCGGCCTCGACGGTGTGGAAGGAGGATCAGGACCCAGTATTGCACCCACAGGTGGTGCACAAGTCAGTCTCCACCGTGGACGATTCCTTGTTTGTTCTGGGTAGGGTCATGAGCCCGGGGAAGATCGACAAGACCCGGTCACAGCTGAACGATGGTCGAGTCACCAAGGGTGACATTACCACAGCCGAGGACGTGGAGAAGGCGGCTCACTGGTGGGCGGCCAATTCTCCCAGGTTCTCCCTGGGCCACGTGATGCTGGGTGGCAAGCCCATGGGCGACGAGGACATCAAGATGGTAGAGAACACCATCCATCGTGGGCCTGACTGGCCCCTTCCAGATGGTAGAGTGATCTCTGCGGGAGATTGGCTAGCTGGGGCTCGCGTATTCAGCGATGAGGCCAAGGAAGCATTCCTGAGCGGGAAGGCCAATGCCTGGTCCATTGGGGCCAAGATGGCCTATGAAGTCATGGAAGTAGAAGATACGTCCTTGGCCTGAATAGTGTACCCTTCACCCCAATAAAGCTTCAGGTTGACGAGGGCTAACTAGAAAGTTGCCGTGCTCGACCTTTACTGATAACTCTATGAATGCTGATGGCACTGAAAAAGAAAAAGAAGAGCAAGTCAATTCTCATCCGGCAGATGCGCAACATCCGCCCATTCGAGCTGGGCGGGGTTGTGGCCGGAGCCAACCGCGAACGCGATTGGGTGGTTTGCAAGGAGGATTTCATGAAGATCGACGAAGCCAAGCTCAACCGAGCCATCTCCACCATGCAGGAAGTGGCGACGGTCCTGAAGTCTGGGGAGCCGGCCGCCGACGTGATGGCCGTCCTGCAGACCAAGCTGTCTCAGGCCATGCAGGAGATGGCGATGCAGGGCTTCTCGCTGGACGGCATCGACCGCGATGCGATGCGCTCCAACCTGGAGGCCGTGAATGCCAGGATCTCCAGTGTGGGGAAGCGCGAGCACAGCGTGGAGCTCCTGGACGAGATCGATGGTATCGAAGAGGCCATCAAGAGCATGCTCACGCAGCTGAGTGGGGAGAAGCTCGAGGCAGCCAAGAAGAAGTCTGATCATGCCCCTGTGGCTGAGAAGCCCAATGTCGAGGCGGCCAAGACAGTGATCGAGGAGTCCAAGGAAGCGTCCAAGGAAGCGTCCAAGGAGGCGTCCAAGGAGGCGTCCAAGGAAGCGTCCAAGGAAGCGTCCAAGGGAGAGCCTCTCTCGCCAGAACCGAAAGCGGATCCCGAGGCCCCGAACGCACCCGTCGTTGGCGAGACCGTGACCGGGGACGCGCCACAGCCCGTAACGCCCCCGCCAGCTGACACCACGCAGACTCCGGCGCCTGATGGCCTGCAGGATGGCATGGTGACCAAAGCTGACCTACAGGCATTCAGCACTCAGGTTTCCGACATGATGAAGAAGCTGGGCGAAGGGTTCACTGGCATGGTGAACAAGCTGCAGCAGGACGTCACCGGGCTACAGCAGGGCATGGCCACGGTCAACAAGCAACTGGACCCAGGTGCGATCCCTGGAGTAACGAGCCCGGTGGTCAAGGGTGATGACGGCAGCAACGAGGACGACTTTCCATCTGACATGGGGTCATTGGTGAGCAAGTACTCCGATGACGACCTGGGTATCGGGAGCATTAGGGGCTGAGAGGCAGAAAAACTACTGAAGTTTCGGGTGAGCTTTAAGCCCACGCAACGCTACAAGGAGCAATAGGAATGAAGTCGAACCAGCAGCTCGAGACCTATGTCAACAAGGCCGACATGGTCATCGGTGATCTGACGAGTGGTGGGCGTATCCCGCCCGATGTACTGAAGAAGTACATCGTGGTCCAGATCAAGCAGAGCGTGATGATGAAGTACATCACGGTCATGACAATCGGGACCCCTGAGTACCGGATGCCCCGCATGACGACGATGGGCGGGGTCATGCAGCCCGGCACCAGTGGCCAAGCTCTGGCCTACGCCGAGCGGTCGAAGCCCGGTCTGGGCGAGGTGACGTTGACCTCGCAGCTTGTCAGGGCTGAGGTGGACTACCCGGAAGAGGTTCTCGAGGACCAGATCGAGCGAGGCGTTTTCGCCAACTCGATGGCAGCCTACGCCGCACTGCACACCGAGGCAGATGTTGAACAGGCCATGATCTACGGTGACCCTACTGGCGTGGGCTACACCGCATGGATGAAGCTGTTCACCGGCTTCCTCACGGCCTCCACGTCCTATGTGACTCCTGCAGCTGGAGCCACCTTGAGCGGTGACATCCTCTCCGACCTGATGGAGACGCGGCTGGAGCAGTTCGACGACGATGCCAACGACGCGTTCTACACGAACCGCAAGGCTCGGTCGGACTACCGCAAGTCCCTGAAGAACCGCGGGACCCCACTGGGTGATGCGATCATCGAGGGCAGCGCTGGCAAGGAACTTGGGTACGAGGACATTCCGTTGCGGAAGGTCCCCTACTTCCCCAACAACCTCGGCGTGGACACGAACCAGACCAATGTGTGGTATGGGAACTCTCGCCAGATCATCCTGGCCTGGTATCGCAAGATGAAGGTGTCGACGGACTACCAGCCAAAGGCTGGCAAGTATAGCCTCATCATCAACGCTCGGATCGCGATGGGCATGGAGTACGAACCTGCTTGCGCGAAGGCGTCGCAGGTTCGAGGCAGCTAGCAGCCGCCAATAAAAACGTGCCTTAGAACACCCCCGTCGTTGATGGGGCGTTTCAGGCACTTGCATAGAAACCAGGAGTGTCCTCTGACTTGGTGCAGAGGCGATCCTCGCAAGGAGAATACAGATGGCCGCGACTTTCGGAACCCCCACGCTCTCCCTTGGTGGCGATCCTGCCGTTCCGGTGTTCCATGACATCATTTCCATGACGGGCGACAACCCATACGAGGTTGGCGTGGACTACGTCGCATCGACGCTGCTGAAGGCGAAGATCGGGGAGGGGCGCAGCATCATCGCCATCATCGACATGGGCGACAATGCGACGTACTATGCCGAATGGGACGCCGCCAATGATCGCATCGTGATCTACGTTCGCGCGACAGGCATCGAGGCCGGAGCCATCGACCTAAGCGCCATGGTCCTTCAGTTGCTGGTCATCAGCCGCTAGTTCGGGAATGGCTAAAAAAGGGCCGCAATGGCCCCCTGATTGAAGCTTTAGGTTTTAGGTTTTTTTCAAAGGAAGCTCAATGAGGCCTCCCGCTGAAAGCTAGAGGCCTTCAGAAGGAGAGGCAGCGATGAGCGGTTTCGATCTGACACAGTCCCATCTCCCCACGGGCGCCCTCGACGGACAGATGGGCTCCTCCCTGGGAGACTCTCGTGTCTTCGAGCAGTGGCTGAACGGCCGCATGTCCATGACCCTGCAGGAGAGTCACGTATACGTACACTTCACCAGCGGGGACGACGATGCCAACGACGGCCTGAGTGCTGCATTCCCTGTCAAGACGTGGGAAAAGGCACTGAGCATTCTGCCCGACATCATCGCGCACAACTCTGTCCTCCACTGCGCTGGCACCAGCTCCGAGTTCGGATCTGTGTGTGTCAGCAAGCACGTCATGAGCGGGGCCAAGCTCTTCATCTCTGGAGAAGAGGATTGGACGACGGTTGATGACAACGCAGGGGCGCACTGGCTCACAGGAGCTGGCACTGGCGTTACGAAGATCACCGAGTCCACTGCTGGCTTGGTGGCAGACGCCTACAAGGGCATGTTCGTCAAGATCATCGACGGGGCAGCGGCCGGAGACGTTCAGATGGTGCAGATCAACAGCGCCGCTGATATCTACCCGATCAAGAACTTCGCCGTGGACCCCGGCGCCGGAGGCCTGAAGTTCGACTTCGTGCAGCCCAAGACGCTGTTGACCAGTTCTGTGGACTATAGCTATCTGTGCCTCGACTGCACGGGTGGTGGATCACTGGTCATGCAGCGGTTCACGCTGGCAGGGAGCAAGATATCCATTAACTCCGTTTCCAGTATTGGGCAGCGCTACTTGTCACACATCACCATCACGGCCACCACAGGGACACCGATCTCGTTCAGGGACGGGTCTGTCGCGCTCTATGGCATGCGGCATGATGTCACTGATGGGAGTATCACCTTTGGTGAGCTAGTCTCCACAGGCAGTATCGGAGGCGTGGGATTCAACAGTGACACGACGTTTTTCGCCATGAAGCTGAACAGCCTCATAATCTATGGCTCTTCCCTGGGGAAGACTAGGATCATCGATTCTGCATTCTACGCGTTCTACCAGGGATCGCGGTTCAAGGGCCTTTGCACGATGGCTGGGTGCACGGCATACCCGGGAGTTTACATCGGGAACAGCGCAGGCTATGCGACGACCAAGTTGGATAGTAGCGCCAGCGTGAACCTGCTAGTGAGCAAGGGCAGTCACATCGTCATCAAGGACGCCATCATCGAAAACGCCACGACGCATGGCATTCAGGTACAGGATGGCTCCAGCGTGGAAATGACCGGGGTGGTGACGGGGACGGGGAACGGGGCTTTCGGACTCTTCGCGACGATGAATTCCAGCGTGAAGATCACCAGTGGCTCGGCCCCGACGCTGACAGGCTCCTCCGGCATGATCTCCATCGATGGCGTCAATCAGCACTGTACCTGGGCCGAGGTCGATGCGGCTATCCCGGGCCATGCAAGAGCTAAGCACGAGACCTTCCTGTGCCCGACGGTGGGAGGCACCAACGTCCACGCGCAGTTCGTGGCAGACTTCAACACGGCAGCCGGCATCACCCAGCCGGACTACCCTCGCAACCTGCAGGTTGACTTCAGTGCAACATGGGATGGCGGAAACGTCGTCGTCACCGGAACTGGTGCGGACGGTCGCACTCGAACGGAGACCTTCACTGATCCTGGCGGTGCAGGCGTAGTCATGGGGACCGAGGCCTTTGCAGTGATCACCAATCTGGCCAACACTGGCGCGTTCAGTGCTGGAACCGTCGATGTACAGCTGGCGGCTGCAGCCTCCACCGTGTTCGGCGTCACATCTCGCGTCGTGGCGGATTTCATCAAGCTGACGAAGAGCACCTTCACCTTCGGCACCTCGCTGGTTCCGGCACAGGAGGCAGTGGCGGCCCAGGTCCTTGCCAAGGGAACCTTCCGTCCGACCACGGCCCCCACAGCGGCTGTCAACTATGACATCTGGTACCGAGATGACGCATCACCAGTGAGCATTCGCGAGTAAAGCACCCTTTTGCCTCCCAGGCCACTCGAGCTAGTTGCTCGAGTGGCCTGTGGTAGCTTACTGTAAGTAGCGACAGCGACAGCGGCAGCACCAGTACCCCTCAACCGAATTCACAGGAGCATCCATCAGATGGAATCCAACAGCAACTCAGAACCCACTCAACCTTTCGCGTACGCTCGCCTGAAGATCTACAACAAAGATCGAGGCTACCTGCTCATGGGGATCACCATCTCCAAGTGGCACTTCAAGGGCGGTGACGGTGTGTCCTCGATCCCGGAGTGGGTCGCCGTCAACAAGAAGCAAGCGCAGCTCTTGAGCAAGGTACAGCAGACCGACAATCCATCAAGCCCCAAGGCGTTTGACATCGTCACGCCAGAAGAGCGGTTCCGCATTGACAGCGTGGAGGAGCTAGAGCGCAAGTTCCAGCTGGGCATCATCCCACGACCGTCGATGCAGCGTGGTCCGCGAGCCAATGTTCGTGGCAACCCAGGAGCACCAGCCGCTCCCGTGCGCCTCGATGACCTCCAGGACGATGACTCCTCTGCCAGAGCCCAACAACGCGCCAGCATCAGTGTAGGCTCAAAGCCCTGGGAGTTTGACAAGCCTGCTCTGCTAGGCGAGGCCCCCGTAGAGGACAGTAGGCACCACGAGGCCTTTAGCTCCATCGCGTCCCAGGACGCGTTGGACGCAGCGGCTCGTCAGGCACAACAGAACGGGCCGTTGGGTCCACCCACTGATATACTGCCCCCAGCAGCAAGGGCAGTCATAGAGAGCCTGCAAGATCAAATCTTGCAACTCACTCGCCAGATCACCAGCATCTACAAGGCACCACAGCCCTCACCAGTGGCCACAGCAGATCGACAGGATGCGCAAGAGCAGGTCACATCCCCGGCACGTCGTCAGGCATCACCTCCTCTCCCGGCGGCCATGGAGGGTAGAGCTGCAGCTCTGACTGACCTCGAGGCTCCAGCGGCTCCAGCGGCTCCAGCGGCTCCAGCGGCTCCAGCGGCTCCAGCGGCTCCAGCGGCTCCAGCGGCTGCACCTGAAGCACCTGAAGCACCCACCAGGGCAACACCCACCAGGACTACACCCACCAGGACTACACCCACCAGGGCTACACCCACCAGAGCGACAGAGCAGCCCGCTGCCGTACTTGATATCGCGCCCGAGCCTCAACTCGATGACCCAGCTCTCATCGCTGTTGATGATGACCCCATGGACGCCGAAGAGGCGGCCGTGTTCAAGAAGCGGGAGAACCTGGCTCTGGACATCGAAGACGTCGAGATCCCAGACGACGCCAGAAGCGGGTTCAAGACCAACAACCTGAACGACGACAAGCATGACAAGGACTTGGACATCGTCTTGGCGGAGATGGCGACAGAGCAAAAATCGCAGGACGCAACGAAGCAAGCTGATGGCGGCATCGGAGCTGCCATGCAGAACGCCATGGCCTCTACAGTTGGAGGGAAGAAGAAGCGTGGCAAATAGGCATGAGTCTTTGGACCCACGTACCAAAAAATGGAAGACTCTAGAATTCTACGCAGGAACGGGGCCAATGTGGCCATCACGGATTGGGCATTAGCTCAGTACATGATCTACAATCGCCTCCCTCTAGAAGAACTCGTGAAGCTCAGCGCCACCGAGCACGTCTTCGTGCACCATGATCCAGAGCATGCAGCTGACGCCCTGGCCATCAAGTTCCCCACCACGGAGAGTGCAGGGTACGGAGAGGCCGGACGTTTGTTGCACAAGCTGATCAAGGCATACTGTTCTGCCAGCCCACTAGCCCGTCGTGCTATCATGACCCTACAGGACGAGGGGCTGGAAGCCCTCCGGCGATTCCATAACCCGTCCAGGAGGTAAGGTCAGAATGAAGGGCTTGGTACCCGGAGAGCAGAGTTCGGTCATCTCACCGATACTGCAGCTGTTCTGCAGGAGCGGCGAGTTCTTGACAGACATGGACTCTGGAACGTTCAGGATCGACTGCATCTCTGACCCGAGCACTGGGGCCACACCCGTTGTGGTGACCACGGCGTTTGATGCATCTCACAAGCTAGGCACTGGTCGCTACTTGGTCCCCACAGGCGATACGACACTCTGGACCACGGGAACGCACCGCGCTATCTGCTCCTACACCATGGAAGCCGGAGGCAAGACGTACACGCAGGTGATCGAGTTCGAGATCTTGGACGATGTCGAGTTTGTCACTGGAAGCGGATTCGTCTCCTACGCCACCAGCCGCGCCATGCTTGGGGTGGCGGCCCTGGCCTCACAGAGCATCGCCACGCTGCAGTCGAATCTGGCATTGTACTCCGGGCTCATCGAGGCATGGACTCGCAGGTTCTTCGAGCCTCGGTACTTCATCATGTCTCTCAGCGGCTCGAGGACAATCTCGCTCAGGCTGAACGAGGCCATCATCGCCATCGAGGACGTACGAGCCAAGGCGAAGTATGCATCAGGCGAGGAGTATTACAACACGTGGCAGAAGGGGAGCTACCAGGTCTACAATCGTCACTTGGATGGCCTGCTTGCCCCGGACGACCGAAGGGACCCGAGGCTCGAGCTGATAAGTGACATCGAGCTCACCGAGTCTGTTGCTTCCATCTACTCGTTCAACTTCCCCTACGGACATCAGAACGTAGAGCTCTTGGGCATATTCGGCTACACAGACCCAATGCCTGACCCAAGCGGAGGCAGAGTATCCATCGGTAGAACGCCATCCATCCTCGCCAAGGTACTCACAGCTTTGGTAAGCCGGTCCATCCTGGACCCTACACTTGCTGACATCACTATTCAGAATCCAGGTGCAGCCAGATCTATGAGCACCCGAGCACAGTCCATCACGTTCGGGGGCGCCAGCGCGTCCTCTACAGTGGATAACGGGATGAGCGGAGACCCAATCATCGATCGCATGCTCCTCCCACTGTGCGCCCCGATCCGCATCGCCTGGACTGACCAGCGCGATGTGCTATCCAGCCCAGATAACTTCTGATTACCTGTTGATTACCTGTAGCGACACGACCTACTGATTTTTTGGCATTGACAGTCGCATGCATGCTGCTACATCTAAAAATGTGCAGCGAAGCAAGCCATGTGTCTCCAGTGTACATACTGCCGCGGGTCGGCTACCCCCGCGCTCTCTCACCTGCTTGGTGAGTACGCACTGGTCTGCAAGGCCTGCTTTGATGCATTGATGCGCCGTCGCCAGTCCCTGCACAGTAAGAAGGCATCTCCCAATGGTGGGGGATGCCTGCTAGAACTTCCCCTTGACAGGGCACGGAAAAAGTCTGTAGTCTAAAAGGCGGTGTGGGGGGGGTTGGACATCACCTGTAGTATACTCAGGCCATCATGAGAGTACCTCTTATATTTCCTATGCTAGCCACCATCGAGCGCATCGACACGGCTGCCACGGCCGCCGTCAATCCTCCTGGTGAGCCATCCTCTGGCTACGACAGAGATCTTCGAGAGCCCTACCCCTACATATCAGGGACGTCCATTGTCGATACCCGACGGTACATGACTGCCTTTGACATCCCGGTACAGGTGGAGTTCAAGAAGTTCGAGGAGATCAGAGAGGAGTTTTCAGGGGACAGTCCTGACTCCAACATGATCCTTGTCCTCCACCACATGCACCTCGAGGCCCTCGGACTACTGTCATCCGGGCGCTGCCTCATCGAGAAGGGGAGCCGCATCTCTGGGCTCAAGTCTCGCCTGGGGGCCCAGTCGCTCACGCCCAGGTCCCTGCTCTACATCTTCGAGGTGAGGCCCGATAGCCAGGGGTTTGGCCCATCTGGGTTCGACCTAGAGCTGGTGTTCACCCACTCTCGCCCGCCGGCTCTACGAGGCGGAGACTGATCAAAGCAAGGAGGGAAGCCTGTGAAGTCTGTCCCCATCATCTTACGCGTGAAGGGGCTGGCGCAGGCCCACAACATCGTCCGGCGCCTGACTGCTGGGGGACTGCGCAAGATCAACAAGCGGGCCTGCAAGTCCATCGCCAATGAGATCCGCAAGGCCGTCAAGGAGCGCTACCTCATCGAGGGCGGTCATTCACCCCATGCTCGCGGGACGCAGCAGGTGTACCGCCAAGGGAAGGCCGGCTATCCGGGGCCCAACAGCTGGAACCGGGCAAAGCGGAGGTATATCGCAGCGCGTCCTTACTATCGAACGGGAGAACTGGCCACGTCCGTGATATCTAGCCCTATCAAGGACGGGTATCGTGTGCAGATCAACCCGAAGAAGTCGTACCGTGGAGATGGTGAGCGAGGCACACCGCTGTGGTACATCGCGGCGAAGCTAGAGTACCCAAGACCCGCTGTTATCCGCCTGAGCCATCGCATGCTGGGGTACCTGCAGGTATTGGAGCGGGGGACTGGTGGCCAGAAGAAGCGGAGCAGAGCCAGGCTCTCCGGTGCCAAAATGGGCCAGAGCGTGATCATCAGGCCCAAGGAACGCAAGGTATGGAGGTGGGTGACAGAGCAACTCGGTAGGTACCGAGATCCATACTGGCGTCTCATCAACAGCCATGTGCGACTGGTCATTGCCGAGGAACTCTCTCGCGGTGCTGCCGGAGACCTGGCCATTGGCATGTTCACCAGAGGGATCCCATTCCTCACTGATACTATGCCATCGTCTTCATCCGGTGCAGCCCCCAGCGCCGCCGGAAATGACAACTCTACCGTCAGCATCAAGAAGCCTTAGTCCACAGATAGCCAGAAGACATCATTCCTCGTCAATGAGAAATTGATGCTGTCTACTATAGATGGGTGGTATCCTCCCCCCAGACCTGCCTGTTAGGATAGCATGATAGAGTACAAGTAGTCCATACTAATTGCGCGACATTAAGAATCTTGCGTGGTGAACGACTACACTGTAGGGTTAGGATCACTCAAATGACCATTCCAACCATCACCAACATCACGCCAACAACAGGGTCAGCTATTGGAGGGGCACTCGTCGTCATCACTGGTACGAACTTCAGGACGAGATCTGCTACATACGAGGTCCCACAGGCTGCAGAGAACGCAACGGTCTCCGTTCGCTTTGGCACCGTGGAGGCGGAGGCATGGGTCGAGTCTACCACTCATGTCCTGGCCCTGGTGCCTCAGTATCTGGGGAGTGCTGAGCTGGAGGCTTTCGTAGCCGTGGGCATCACCGTCGAGAACCTGGATGATGATGGGAACCCGATTGCTGATGAGACCGTCACGATTGCTGCAGCGTTTACATACAAGCGCCCGGACCTAGCACCTCCAAGCCCAGACCCTCCACTGCTACAGGTTCTGCATGCGCTCATTCACGTCATCAAGACTGGCGTGTGCAAGAACGTCACGGTGCAGACTCACCCCGACTACGCTGATGATGGGGCATCTTATACGGTACTGACGCAGTTACCAGTCATGGTCTTTGACAAGATTCGGACCCCACGGGACAAGGAGTACAACCAGTGGGACAATGAGCGGCAGGTACATAATGGTCAGTTGTGGAATGCTCCACAGACGCACATGCTCGTGGCAGACTTCATCTTGGCTGCCGAGTTCGAGAACGTGGCGTATCGTATGCACGATGCACTCATCGAGCTAGTAAGGACACAGCCGTACCTGTACGTCCCAGGGGACATCAGATGGTCAACTGACGCAAACGAGTACCCATTGGAGATGTCACAGGAGCCAGAGCAGATTTCTCAAGCCGGGCGAAGCGGTGTGTTCAGTTTCTTCGGTCAGCTTCAGGTACGCGGTATTCCTCTTGTTCCCACGCAGCCTATTGAGAACGTGCACACAATCGCTACACTGGTCTGTGCCCTGTCTGACATGACAGGGTCCAGCTTTTACATTCACTCATCCCCCTAGATTGTTGCGAGATGGACCAGGTAGCGGTAGTCTGATTTTTGCAAGGAGAAGGCCATATGCCCAAAATCTTTCTGGTGAACACCGGCAAGGATCCCTTCCTGTTCACGCTGTATCATGAACACGTGTGCCGCAGGGCCAAGGCTTGCACGTGTGACAGCCTGCAGGAGCGGAACGCAGCAGGAAAGCCTACAATCCGGAGGCTCCCAGCGAGCTGCCAGATCGATGCTGGACAAGCATCTGGGCTTCTTCCTTCGGAGGTGTTTCATGTCCCACAGGTCAAAAGTCGTATCTCCGAGGGCAAATTGCAGCGCGTCACTGAGGAAGATTGGGCAAAGCGTGGCCTGTCACGAGATGCGTGGGAGACCTCGAAGCCACAAGAGCGCCTGCTCCTGTGGCGCTCAGCGCCAGTGGTGGCGATGAAGCCTGTTGCTATCAAGATGACAACCAAGATCACCAAGGCTACCAAGCCCGCATCAAGCGGTGAGTAGGAGCTATTGACCCATGGACTTTTCCGAGACCAAACTCCGAGACATTCCGTCCGCGGCTCGCGGGCTCCCATCTGTTGAGTATGACAAGCTGGTGATCCCCATGGTGTGCGAGTGGGGCCCTATGCAAGAGGCGCACGAAGTCATAGACTTCGATGACTTCGTCACCATCTTTGGTCCAGGGAAGACCTTCTTGGCCAACTACTACTCGGCTGCGCTCCTGCAGATCTGGTTCCGCGCACGCAAGCCAGCCATCATCATTCGTGTGGCACACATGACCGGGAGTACCCCAACGACGGCTGCCAAGTCTTCGCACACGGCACAGACGGGAGTCACTGCCCCGTCTGTTGGATCTGTGACTGGCTCTGTGGCAGCGCCGTTCGCTCTGGTTAATGGCGACACGTTGATCTGCAACGTCGATGGCGTGGGCAATCAGACAGCTACAATCTCCGCCACCGCGGCACTGCGTGAGTCCACTGGGGTAGAGACCTTTGCTCTCGTGGACCTGCAGGACCTGACGGTGAAGATCGACCGTGGCACCGTGCAGACGGTGGTGTTCAACACGGAGGAGTTTGCGGACAT